GCACGACAGCTTCAGGCTGACTCAGTTCGTCGCAAGACGATCTACGCTGATGTGCGCTTAGCAAAATTGGATCGGTCTCTTGCAGAGCAATGGATCGATGAGGGCGTTTCGGTTGAAGTTTCACGACAAAGGATTATTCAAAAAATGGCTACTCAAGAGCCAGTAGGCACCAGCGTTCGAGTGACCGAAAGTGCCGACGACAAATTCGCATCAGCTATCGGTGCTGGTCTCGTTCAGCGCGCATTCCGTGCGGCTGGCGTAAAGTGTCAAGCACAAAACGCACCGGGTGCAGATGAGTTTGCACGAATGGACTTGCGACGACTCGCAACCTTGTGTGTCGAGCGTATGGGCGTCAAGACTGATAAGCTGTCTATGCCAGAGATCGCACGCATCGCAATGGGTGCTCGTGGCGTTCAGGCACAGTATCGAATCCAGCGTGATGCGTATCACACTACAGGCAGCTTCCCGAACTTGCTACTCGATGCAGCCAACAAAACTTTGCTGGCGGCCTACGAGGAAGCAACCTACACTTGGTCCATCTGGGCACGCCAAGCAGCAAGCGTGGAAGACTTCAAACCGATCAACCGTATCCGCATGGGTGAATCGCCAGACCTCGAAGCAATCCCAGAGGCTGCGAAATACCCTGAAGGCGCAGTGACCGACAGCAAAACAAGCTACTTCGTTCAGAAGTACGGCAAGCAGTTTAGCGTATCGTGGGAAACCGTCATCAACGACGACCTCGACGCACTGAGCCGTATTCCTGCGATGCACGGTAACGCAGCTCGACGCCTTCAAAACAAGAAGGTGTACGAGGTGCTAACGAGCAACCCAACGATGAGCGATACCTATTCGCTCTTCTCGGCATCGCATCCATCTGGCACCAACGTCTCAGGCAGTGCTGCGGCACCAGGCGTGACGACGCTTAACACCGGATTTGAAAGAATGATGCTTCAGAAGGGATTGTCGAGTGATGTAATCCTAGGACTGACTCCAGCGTTCTTGATTGTGCCTCCAGGTTACTCGGCAACCGCTTTGGAACTGGTGAACTCGCAATCGTACAACGCATCAGGAAACAACGAAGGTGTTATCAACATCTACGGCGTTAACGGCGTTCGTCCGCTGCAAGTTGTCGTTGAACCGATCTTGCACGCATCCAGCACCACGAACTGGTTCTTGGCGGCAAACACCAATCAGATCGATACCGTTGAACTTGCATTCTTGTCGGGTGAAGAATCGCCGGTACTAACCAGCGAACAAGATTTCGACACCGACTGCTACAAGTACAACGTGCGGCAGACGTTTGGTGTAGCTGCAATCGATTGGCGCGGATTGTATCGCAACTCCGCATGATGTTTGATTTGACCCTAACGCTAGCCTGTCACTGGGCGGGCTAGTTTTCCTTCGAAAATTCAATCATAAGTGAGAACAAATAAAATGGCTGGTATGCAAGACTTCGAAATCTTTTACGACGACTTCAGCGGAGCCGTCGCGACATTTGCAACGTCAGCAGACCCTGCAACCGCATGGCTTGTCGATGACGTATCTACGACTGGAACTCCGGTTTATACCAAGGGAACCAGTGAGGCGACGTTGACGCTCAATAACGACAGCGATGTGGTTGTTGTGGCATTGCACTTCAACGACGCACTCGATTTCGACATCGACGACATTCAGCGCGTCACGATGCGAGTCAAGATTGGTGCAGCGACATTTACTTCTGGCTCAATCCTTTGCTTCGGTGTTGGGTCGGCACGAAACGATACCGCGAATAGCGTGGCCGCAAACGCTTGGTTCCGCATGGAAGGAGCTAACAGCACGACCTTGGTTTATGCCGAGAGCGATGACGGAACCCGCGATGTCGATGATATCTCAACGGGCGTAACGCTCGGCACGACCTACAAAGACTTCGTGATTGACTTCACCGGCGGCAAGAGCAACGTGAAGTTTTACATCGACGGCGTTCGAGTTTGCACCACGCAGACCTTCGATATGTCGGCGTATACCGCAGGTTTGCAACCGATTATTCAGTTGCAAAAGGCCGCAAACACCAACGTCGATTCGGTCGTGATCGATTACATCGAAATCGTGTCCAAGCGAGGCTAGTTTCGATGACACTCCGCGACATGATTGAAGACGACGCATCGTTGTTTGTGTCTGCTACCGAGTTCGGTGAATCGGTGATCTACCGGACTCGCAGTGGAACCGCACGAACAATCAATGCAGTTGTTTTTCGTCAGACAGCGGAGTTGATCAGCGAAGACGAGAATCGTGTTGTACCAGTCTTTGAAGTGCATGTTATTAACAACGCTTCGACTGGTATTGCGACGAGCGAAATCGATCTTGGCGGGGACACCATAGATATCGCGGATCGTGTTGGGAAAACCGCACGTCCGCGATCCATTATTCAGCTTGGCGAGCAAGACGAAGGGATGGTTGTTTTGCAATGCCAGTGAGCGAACCAAGCGTCGTCAAGATACTCGAAACGATGGAGGAGCGACTTAGCGAATTGCTTGCTGAAGAAATCGTTCTCCCGTCAAGAGAGAATTACGACGATGGCACGATTGCCATTCCAGAGATTCCAAAAGACAAGCAGATTGTTATCACGATTGGCGATTGCACTCGACAGCCTGATTTAGACTTGCCGGGCAATCCACCAAGAGAATGCTGGGAAATTGATTACCGAATTCGTTTGCGGCTGATGCCAAGCGAAACCGATCCAGAACCGATTGATAAAAAAATGATTCGCTTTATCCGTGACGTGCGGCGAGCGATGACTGGCGGCGGAACGTACGACACATCATGGCATACCTTCGGAGGCGAAGCTATCGATGCAATGTGGGGCACGACGATGCAAAAACTAACGAGCGACGGAACCAGCCAAAGCGATGGCTATGTCTTGTCGATGCTCGTTCGGGTTCGTGTAACACCAGGTGAGTTGTGATTGCACTAAGCGTCAAAGCCAAGATGGAAGAACTCGAAAAGGCGATGGGAGATGCCGCACCAAAAAAGGTTCGGCAACAAATCGCGATTGCACTCAACCAAGCAGCTAAGAAAACAGAGTCGCTGCTGGCGAAAGAAATTGCAAAAGAAATCGTGCTACCACAAAAAGAGATCAAGACGACGATCAATCGAGTCGGTAAGGCTACCGATGAAAAACTTGTTGTCAAAGTAAGACAAAAAGAAACAGCCAAAATACCGCTCAAGGAATACAAGGCGCGACAAAACAAGATTGGTGTTCGCTATCGAATCAGCAAAAAGAGCGGCGGCAAAACAATCAAAAGTGCGTTTATCGTCGAGTCGATGGGATCGCACGTGTTTTTGCGTCGAACCAAAAAGCGTAAGCCTATTGATAAAAGATTCGGTCCATCACCTTGGGGCGTGACCGTCGTACACGACCTCGACAAGCTAATTGCCAAGCGTGACGTTGAACCAGAAATCATCAAGCAAATAGACCGGCGGATTAAAGCGATTAACTTCAAGAAGACTCAGGGCCAATAATATGCCACTACTAAAACGTATTCGAACACTCGCGGCCAAAGTCGAAGGAACAGCAGGGACCGCAGAGTCGTTGACCGCATCCGAGGGTGTGTTTAACGCTTATGATGTGATGATACAACCCTCCATTGCGATGGCGGATCGCGAAGGCAGCGGCTCGTTCAATTACTTGACAAGTATCACCGAAGGCCAGACCGCAACCGTGACATTCCGCACGGATATTCCTTGGGACGGGACCGCAACTGAACCGACAATCTTTTCGGTGCTGATGCCAGCTTGCGGATGGACCGAAACAACGAACGTCTGGAAGCCGCGCAGTGAAGCACCAGGAACGAACGTCAAGACTTTGACGCTCGGTGTCTACGTTGACGGACTACTCAAGACGATCAAAGGTGCTGTGGGTACTTGGGTGATGACACTTCCGACAGGTCGATTCATCACGATTGAATGGACGTTTACCGGCGTCTATGTCGAACCAACAGCGGTGGCAATCATCACGCCAACGTACCCAACGACGAACCCGCTGAAGTTTACCTCTGCGGCAGCGTGCACCTTTAATTCAGTAGCTTTGGCAGTCGAGCAAATCACGATTGACGCTGGAAACGAAGTGGTGATGCTGGAAGACCCAACACAGGCGTCTGGATTCATTCACGGGATTATCACGAATCGCAGGCCTACGATTAACGCTAATCCCGAATCGGTGCTCGTCGCAACACAGAACCGCCATAATATCTGGA